AAAATAAGCCTCCCACCCTGTTGTCCATGAGGCGACAACATTGCGTCCGGTATCTTGTGTACTCCCTCCGGCTTGAGCGACTTCACCCGTGCAAGCTCGGAAAAACTGTTCGCTTAGGTTAGGAACGTATAATCCCGTAGGGTTAGCAGCATTTGGTCGCCATTTTCCGAGGTTAGCTGCGATGGTGGCGGAGTTCGCGTTATACGCCAGCAACATCCCTGCGAACCCTCCGGCATCGTATATCTTTTTCAGTTCGGGCCAGTCTGCGAACAGCGCGAGGTCGCCGTTCGCCCAGACGTGCCCGGCGGGCAGGGTCGTGGAGCGCCAGTAGCGCGGGACGCCGATCATCGAAAGCCGGAAGGCTTCTGAAGCTGTCACGCGGGCGTCGTTCCCTTGACACGCCGTACCCGCACCAGTGCCGTACTTGACCGTCAGCGTCCGGTTCGCCGTAAGCGAACCGCCTCCGGAGAGCCCGGTTCCGGCGATAACCTGAACGGTTGTCGGGACAGCACCGATATCCGCAGGAGTGAGCGCGTCCGTGCCCCCAGTCTTGTGTGTGGTCTTGTGTGCCGTAGGCGTCCGGGCATTACTCAGACGGGCGTCGTTTCCCTGACAAGCCGTGCCCGCAGCCGTACCGTAGGTGACTGCCAGCGTCCGGTTCGCCGCAAGCGAACCGCCTCCGGAGAGCCCGGTTCCGGCGATAACCTGAACGGTTGTCGGGACAGCACCGATATCCGCAGGAGTGAGCGCGTCCGTGCCCCCGGTCTTGTGTGTGGCTTTGTGTGCCGTGGGCGTCCGGGCATTGCTCAGACGGGCGTCGTTCCCTTGGCACGCTGTGCCCGCAGCCGTGCCATAGCTGACCGTCAGGGTCCGATCCGCTTCGAGAGTGCCGCCCCCACTGAGGCCCGTGCCCGGTTTGATCTGAATCGTCTTGTCCGCGGCCCCGATGTCCGCTGGCGTGATGGCGTCCGAACCTCCGGTCTGGTGCGTAGCCTTGTGCGGCTTTGGCGTCCGAGCGTCCGCAAGGCGCACGTCATTGCCCTGACACGCCGTGCCCGCCGTGTTGCCGTACTTGACGGTCAGCGTCCGGTCGGCTTCGAGCGTGCCGCCGCCCGTGAGCCCCGTCCCGGCCTTGATCTGCACGCTCTTGCGGGCCAGCGTCTCGTGCGCCCCGCCGTCCTTGTTGTGCGCGTCGAGCTTGCGGTCGACGTACTCCCGCGTCGCCAGCACCTGCGCCGGGTCGATCTCGATGGAAACCGTGGCCGCATCGAGGACGCGGATGATGAGCCGCACAAGCAGGTCCGTTGCCGCGCCGGAACTGATGTCCGGCTTCTCGGTCAGCGGCGTGTTGCCCACGGCGAACAGCGTCCCGTCATCCATCCACAGTCCCACTTCGCGGATGTACCAGCCGCCCTCGGCTTGCGGGATGAACAGCTCGGCGGTGAACAGATCCGGGGTGGCCGGATCAAGCACGATGTCATTGATCTGGGCGCGGAACCGTTCGTTCACGAGCTTCGTCATTGTGGAGAGCGGCGTCACGGGGTTGCCCCCGCCGTCGCCCACGGACATATGCGAGAGCTTGACGGTCTTGCCCTGCGTCAGCGCCTCTCTGACGGCGTTGCGTCCGGCGTTCGTCGTTACAGTGCGGAATTGTTGGCTCATATCTCCTCCGGTGCGATGGTCAAAATGTACTGCCAGTGGGCGACGGCGCCCGTGTTCAGCGAAAGTTCCTGTTCCAAATCCGTGATTTCCTCGGGCCAGATGGTCATGGTGTTCCCCATGCCGAGCACGGCCCCGAAACGCGTTTCGCAGTTGCTGCCGAGCGCCACGGTGATGCCGAGGTGGTCGAGGTGCGAACGGGTGTTTTTCGTTTCGAGGATGATCTGGCGGGCGCGGTTGATGTCGTCGGCGACGATGCCCTGCTCGAACAGCGTCACCAACACTTTGAAATGGTACGGCTGGCCGCCTTCGTAGTCGTACCATTCCGTCACGGTCGTCTCGACGTTGCCGAGGGCGGCGGTCACGGCGGTTTCCACGGCCCACGGCGTCCCTTTCTTGCGGTGCACGGCGATGGCCGTCTTCACCATCTCCAGCCGTTCCGCGTACGTCCGGGCGATGTCGTAGTTGTCGACGTGGAGCTGCCACGCCAGCAGGTCGAGCAGCGGCTCCTCAAGCGCCCGTAAGCCCCCGGCCTGTTCCGCAAGGCGGCGCAGGGGCGGCAGCAGGTCCGGCTCCTTGCCGTAGAGCCGCGCGTACAGCAGCAGCGACGGGATGGCCTTCACGGACGGCACAAGCAGCCCGTCCAGCGCGTCGGCCGCCGCCCGGATCGCCGGATCGCCAGCGATGGAATCCGGGAGCAGCTCAAGGAACGGCGTGGAACCGATGCGCCGGCTACTCATCTTCAACCCCGCCGAACGTCATGGCCACGGACGTCTCACGCGCTATCTGCGTCTCGGTGAGCCGCTGGAAAACGGGTGTCGCCAGTTCCACGCGCTTGGCCCCGGCGTTCCGCATCCGGGCGAGCAGCTCGTCCGGGTTGATGTCCCGCCCCGGCTTCGACCGCTGCCAAAGGCGGTATCCTTCCACAGCGGCGTCCACGGCCTTCGTGATCGAGGCCAGCAGCGTGGAGTCGGACGACGACAGGAACCACTTCCCGGCAAGCGCGTACTCCACCGTCTCCGGCGACCCGACGAGCACCTTGTCGGTGAGCGGGCGCACGTCCTTGGGCGTCAGCGCGTTCTCCACCTCTTCGATCATGGCTTCATCCGGCAGTTCCCCGTCCGTCAGCACGAACCGGATGTCCACGACGCCCGGCGTCGGGGAGGTGACGCTCACCGCGCTGATGTCGGTGCTCACCGCCTTGACCCGCGCTTCATACGCGCCGTTCGGCCCGGCAACGGAAAAGCTCTCCGGAGCCATGCGGATGCGGTCGCGGAACCGCTCGTCCCCCTCCTCGTCACAGCCGGAAAGCGTGGTGGCCACGTTGCTCACCAGCGTGATGTACGGCAGCGGATCGACGAGGCGGCATATCTGGCCCGGCAACAGGCCGTTGCCCGAGGCCCCCGCTTCCGTGGCCTTCGCGGACGTTTCGACAAAAAGCTCCCCCGCGGGAAGCACGGCGTCGGACAGCGTGGCGAACATGACCCCGCCGGACTGCGTGGTCACGCGCGTCCCCGCAGGGATGGGCACGGCGAAGTCCAGCGCCTCGTCGACGCCGAAACGCACGGTCGTCCGGGCGGGCTGCGGCTGGATGCGGATCACACCCATCGGCGCGCCGAGATGGTCGAGATGCCCGCCCCGCGCGTAGGCAAGGAGGTTCTGCTTCCCGGCAAGGTCGATCAGGCCGTTCTGGACGGAAATGACGTAAGCCAGCGATTCCAGAAACAGGCGCACGGGATCGCCCGGCTGGAACGTCGCCTTGGCGATGGCCTCATACGCCGTGATGATCGCCGTCTCCGTCTCCCCGGCGCTCTGCGGAGCGAAAGAGACGGACGGCAGGCCCGAAAGATCAGCGAAAGTCATTCAGGTACTCCTTGCGGATTTCGACAGTGACCACGGGCGTCAGCTTCCCGTCAGCAGCGCCGGACGTATCCGTCCTGAAGGTCACGCTCTTGACCTTGATGCGCGGGACGCAGCGCTCCAGCCCCCGCCCAATCTCCGCGACGAGCAGCGGCCTCGACTCGGGCAGCGGCAGGTCGATCAGCTCCCACGACAGGCCGAAATCCCGGTCGAGCGGCACGCTCCCCTTACGTGTGGCCAGCGCCGTGCGGATTTCCTGCGCCAGACCGCGCAGGCCCGTCGCGCCGATCTCCACGGACGCGGGCACGCTCATGTCCACGGTCAGTTCCATCAATTATACTCCGTGAGGTTCAGGGCTATTTCGGCGCTCATGGTCACGCCGTTGTGGAAAATCCGGTGCTGCACCTCAACGCTTTTGAGCACGTACAGGCCGTAGTAGGTCAGGCCGAGCACGAGCGGCACCTCCTCGCCGAGCACCGTCAGCTCGCGCAGGGCGTCGATCCGCATGTCCACGGTGAGCGCCAGCGGCGTCAGCGGGAAAAGCTGGACGGTCAGGCTGAGGGTGTCCAGATTGCGGCCCGTGTGCTGCACCTTCGGAAGCCCGGACACGCATTTGTGCTCGGCAAACTGGATTTCCCGCTGCTGCTTGAGGTCGCGGAACGTCGCCACCTCCGCGTCGGTCACGGTGAAAAAGAAGGTGCCAAGGACGCCCTGGTACATCATTTGGGCGCTCCGGTGGTCCCGCCGTGCGGACAGTCGTGGACATGGGCGAGGAAGGAAATGCCGCTCACGGTCACGTCACCCCCGGTGACGGTTATGTTGCCGCGATGCCGGATGTTCCCCTGCGTCGCGGCCTCCGTCCCCCCGCCTCCGGACCCGCCCATCGAGAGCGCGGGCGTGTTCAGGCCGATCTTCGCCGCCGAGGTCAGCTCCAGCGCGCCGCCAGCCGTTACCTTGCCGTTTCCTTGAAGCGTCACTTCAACATTTCCGGTCACGCTGGCCTCCACGTCGCCTCTGACCGAGGCCCTGAGTTTGTGCGCGGCGCGGTCGTACTCAAGCGTGGTGCCGTCGCTGAACGTGCGGTGGAACTTGTCGCCGCTCGACACGGGCGGGGTCTGCGCGCCGTACATGGAGCCGAGCACGAAACCCTCTTCGAGCCCGTTGCCGAGGAACAGGCACAGCACCTGATCCCCCACGTCCGGCAGGTCGAAAGCCATGTCCGCGCTGGCTCGGGGGACGAGCACGGGGAGCCACCCGGAGACGAGCTTCGCGGTCACGGTGTCGCGGAACTCCACCCGGACTCGGTGCTTTTCCGGCTGGCGGGACACGACAAAGCCCACGCGGGCAAGTTCGTTCATCTTCATATCCATCAGTAATCCAGCGCCTTTTCCAGCTCGAGGCTGGTCGTATAGCCGCCATCCGCCGAGAACGTGTGCGTCGCCTGGGCGATGACGTATTTCGAGTCGAAGCGGCCCCATCCCTGAATGTCCAGCACGGTGCCCGCCCGGAACCGGGTATCCCCCATGCCGGACAGCGAGGCGGTCTGTTCCTTGCGGTTCTTGTCGCGCAGCTCCGCCTTCGCCATGCGCTCGGCCTGCGCCTGATTCTCGATCCGCTTGTTGATGTAGAGCACGCGCCCGGTCGTGGGCGGGATGTTCGGCTCGTACTGCGTCTCTATCGTCTCGGAATCCGCCGCTTTCGTGTAGCCGACCACGCATTGCGTGTAGATGCCCTCGGTCGTCCGCTTGGCCCGGAAGGACTGGAAGTCCAGCCCCTCGCCGGGGTCGGCCTCCGACGCCCGCCTGATGGCGATGGGCTCAAGCTGATCCGCCGTCTGGCCCGCGTACACGACCACCCTGTCGCTTTTCACCGCCAGCCGGAGGCCCTGCTCCTTGGTGATGCGCTGCATGAACTCAAGGTCGCTCTCCTGCCGCTGCTCCACCCGCTCGTAGACCAGCTCAGGCCCGCGGTAGAGCGTGTCCAGCCCGGCGGCGCCGGCAATGTCCGCGATGACCGTGGTGATGGGCGTCTTCTCCCACGAGCGGGTCTTCTTCTGGAGCATGAGCGAGGATTTCACGGCGGCGGGCACGGCCTTGACGGTCACGGTGTCGCCTCCCTCCGCGCTCGACTCCAGCTCCATCTCGTCCACCTCGAACTTCCCGCAGGGCAATTCCTCGACCGCGCCGATCTCCCGCCAGTTCTCCGTGAGAATGCTGGCCTCGATCACGTCCCCGGTCTGCGGGAGCCAGTCGCCTTGCCAGATGCCCTCGCGGTCCTCCAGCACGATCTGGAGGTCGTCCAGCTCCTCGTCGGCCTTGTCGGTGTAGGTCAGGCTGACGAGGTACGGCATGAGGTCGAGGGTCACGTCATGGCCCTTGATGCTGACGGTCACGGCTGCGCGGCGCATCACATACGCTCCCACGGGGGCAGGGAGGACACCTTGGCGACAGGCGGCGCTTCCGGCGCAGCCACGCGCACGTCGCCGCCGAAAATCAGGACGTCCAGCTCATCTACGTTCTCAGGGAACAGCGTGCCGAGCCGCAGCTCGTCGCCGTAGGCGTCCTTCGCAAGCTGATCCCATGCCTGCCCCTGCCGCGTCGTCTTCTCACTGGGCATGTGCCGTCCTCGCCTTGTCCGAGCGCATCCTTTCGAGCGCGCGCCGGACGAGCTTTTCAAACTTCGGCTCCAGACGCCGGAGTTCTTTTTTAAGCGCGGGCAGATTCCCCGCGTCCGCGATGTTGAAATGCTGCACGATCTGGATGTCCCCCGAAGCCTCCGGCTGGCGCTGCGCGGAAGCCTTTTTGTTGCGCTCCAGCAACATCGGCGTTTGGGGAAGCACGGGCGGAAGGGCATCGCGGCCGAACTTCGCGCCGACCGTCCGGGACCACTGGTCCGGGGCCGAGCCCAAGGCATTCTTCAAGACCGCGAACGGCGATCCGCTCCTGTCCTGCCGCTGGACGGGGTGGAAGATGGCGCGCGGGGCGGGCTGAGGGGATGATGAAGACGCCGGGATGTTGACGACAGCCGGGGGGATGTCCGGCTCGCTCACCTTCGAGAGCGAGGCGTCGAAGAGTTTGGGCAGGCGGTCGAAGGTCTTGTTCAGGCCGCCGACGAGGTTCTGCCCGGCTTTCGAGAAGGCCACGGTTTCGGAGTCTCCGGACGACGAGGGCAAAAGCACGGACGTGCCCACGGGCTTCGATGCGTCCTTGTCCTTTTTCGAGGCAGCCGGGATGAACACCGTGCTGAACCTGTTCCTGCTGTCCAGCGATACGACCGTGACGGGTCCGACGCCCTTCCCTTTCTTGCCCTTCTTTTTCTTGCCGTCCTCGTCGCCCCAACCGCTGAAATCCGGCGCGGGCAAGGAATCGTCGACGAAGTCGCCGCCGGGGGCGTCGCCCGTGGGCATCCCGGGAAGCTGCTTCGCCGTTTCCATCGGCTTCGGACCGGCTGGCTTGTCCGGAGCTTTGTCTTCCGGCTTGGGACCGACCATCTCGGCGTTTTCGGCGGGCATCTCACGGAGCCCCCCCTTCTTTTGCCGAGCGGCAGGTTCATTTTGCCCCCCATCAAAACCCCAGTTCAACGCCGTCTCGCTGTTCTTTTCGGCATTTTCCATGCTCATGAAGTCGAGGGCTTCCGAAACCCACTTGGCGGCATCACCGATCCACTTGATGAACCCCTTGATCTTATTCACCGCCCACTGGAATTTTCCGCAGATCCACTCCCACATTTTGCTGAAATACGGCCCGACCACAGACCAGTTCTCGGTGAGCCAGTAGGCCGCCAGCCCGATGCCTGCGATGGCGATCCCGACCGGGCCGAACGCAAACTTCAACGCGCCGAGGCCCACTTTGAGGATCTTCGTTCCTCCTTCCAACACCTTGAGCCCACGCGCCGCCCACACGGAACCGATGGAGGCTTTCTTCTGGATGCCTACGAGACTCAACATCCCCGAACCAAGGCTCTTGACCGTGCTGACGGAACCTTTCCCCACATCCGCCCACGACAGATGCGCCGCCCGGTTCAGGAGCGCCGCTATGGTGCCGCCCCTTGTCGCCGCTGTGTTGGCGATGGTCGCCCCGCGAAGCGCCAGCATCCCGCCCTTCACGGCGTTGATCGTCGTCGCAAGGCCATTGTAGGCGTAGCCGAAAACGATACCGCCAACGGTCAGGGCCGCCAGCGCGCCCACGCCGCCGAGCAGTGCCGTGGTGACGTTCGGATATTCCTTGGCGAACCCCGTAATCACGCCGACGCCCTTGCTCATGGTCTTGAGGAAGGCGTTGTAGGCTGGCAAGGCCGCGTTGCCGACCGTGATGCCGAGGTTGCGCGTCTGCTGCGCGAGCTTGGCCTCTTCGGTGGCCGTGGTCTTCATCCGGTTCTGGTACTCTTCCAGAACCGAATCATCGACGTTCGAGTTGGCGATTTCAAAGGCTTGCTTGAGCAAACCAAGGTTTTCCAGCAACGGCGCGATGGCGGCGATGCTCTCCTGCCCGAACAGCTTCATTGCGACTTCGTTCTGGCGTTCTACGGGAACCCGCTTGATTTGCTTCAAAAGCGTCATGATCGCGCCCTTGGCGTCGGTCTGCATCTGCTTCTGCATGGCCTTCGGATCAAGCCCTAGACGGCTGAAAATCTCCTTCTGATCCTTGGTCATGGAGTTGCCGAGCGCGAGGACATTCGTAAAGTTCTTCATGGCTGTGCCGGCCACTTCCACTTCCGCCCCGGACGCCTTGAACGCCATGCCGAGCGCGGCGATGTCCTGCGACGCCATGCCGGACCCCTTCAAGAGCGGCCCCATCCGGGTGAAGATACGGTCGATCTCGCCCGCTTCGCCGTTCATCTCGTTCGAGAGGGCGTTGATCACGTCAGCCGTGTGCCGGGCTTCCTGCGAGGTCATGCCCATGCTCGACCGCCATGTCGCCAGCGAGTCGCCCGCCTGTTCTGCGGTGACGCCCCACGCGATGCTCATCTGGATGGCCTGCTCGGTGTTCGACCGCATCTCCTCGCGGGTCTTGCCGAGCCCGGCCTGTGCCCCGGAGGTCATGATCGCCACCACGTCCTCGAACGACTTGCCCGTCTCCGAGGACATTTTCAGGGCGTCCTGATAGACCTGCCCGAGCAGCTCGTCGTCCGCGCCGTTCATGACCTTCTTGAGATCCGCGAACGTATCTTCGGCGCTGACGGCCAGCTTCACCGGAATGGCAGCCGTCGCCGCCTGTGCCGCGCCGCCGATGAGACGCCCGTTCAAATCCGACCGCTGATCACGCAGCTCATTCTTCCGGGCAATGTTCGCGCTGAGGGCGTCACGGTGGCTCTTTGCCCGGTTCATCGCCGCGTTCAGGGCGTCATAATCGTGCCGCAGCTTGGTGACGGAACCGGACACCTTCACGGCTTCGGCATTCTGTTCGCGGAACGCCGCGTTGGACTGGTAGAGCCGTCCCTTGAGGGAAGCAACCTTTCGTTCCGCCCGCTCGATCTGCGCCGCGAGCGTCCCGGTGATGTTGCCTGTCCTTTCGGCCTCGGCCCAATACCCGGCAAGCTGCCCCTTGGCTTCCTTGAGGCTCCCTACGAGCTTTTGGGTCTTTTCCCGCTGGGCGAGCAAGGAGGCCCCGATCTTCCCGACCGGGGTGCCCTCCATCGCCCTGATGGACTGCGTTACCTTGGCGATCTGCCCGTTGGCGGAACGGAACGCGGAGCCGAAACTCCCGTCCAGATTCGCCCCGAGGCTGAAAGAAACGCCGAACTCACTCGCCATTGTCCATATCCTTTGCGGCGTCGGCATAACCGACGAACGCTTCCGGTGTCAGATTGCGGATTTCCGTCCTGCTCCAGCCGCTGAATTTCGCCAGCGACAGCATCGCTAGGCGGAGGCCGTGGAGCCTTCCCCTTGCGTCGTAGCCGTCGCGGTTTCGGCCTCCTCCTTCTTTTTCGGCTTCGTAGGGCGGAGGGAATTGTGCGCCGCGCGGATCGCCCCGATGTCGTCCTCGTCGAGCGTCCGGAGCACGTCGTAGGGAACCCCCGTCACGATGGACAACGTGCACAGCTCGACGGTGACAGGGTTGTTCCCCCGGTTGAAGGAGATGGCCATGTCCATCGCGTCCTCGTCGTCGCCAAGCGTGGCCCGGCGCAGGGTGAGGATGTCGGTCTTTTTGCCCTGCACGGTGATGGGGGCGCTCAGGGTGGCTTGCGCGGTCTTTTCCATGATGTTTTCTCCTATGCGTTGAGGCCCATCTGGACGCGGACGGCGGCCAGCAGGTCGTTGCCCTTCACCCGGTGGATGAAGTTGATCTTGTCGATGAGGAGCTGTTCCTCGCCGTCCAGCAGTATTTCGAGGCGGGTCACTTCCAACTCAAGATCGTTGCCGTGCTTCTTGCCCTGCTCCATCGTGCCGAGGCTCATATTTTTCGGACGGCCAACGATATTGAGCCGATACGGGATGGATTCGCGGATGCTGGTGCTCTCGTCCACGATCTGCAAGGCGCTGTAGCACTCGAACAGCGGCTGGAGCGTCCAGTCCAGAATGTCGAAAACATCCTTGGTCGCGCTCGTGAAGGTCATCTTGCAGGTCATGGACTGCGTGAGGCCGATGGTCGGGGACTCGATTTCCCCGGCAAGGCCGGAACCGCTCAGGGTTTCGGTCATGTACTGCACCTGCGGCATCTCGATCTGGGCCGTGCCCAAAAGGTCTTTCCCCTGCCAGTACACGCGGTAGGCGATTGTTTGCTCAGGACGACTCATGGCCTCTCCGTTAGCTGAACAGGACGCTCAGGTTGTCGGTGTCGAATTCAAAGATGCCGTCGATCTCGCGGTTGGCGGGCGGCGGGGTGATCCGCAGGTGGAAACGGGCGATGCCGTCGATGAGATCGGTCGTCGGATTGTCCGACTCGTCGAAGGAGATGGAACCGCCAAGGATCATCTCGCGGGCCGCATAGCCGTCCAGCCGGATCTGCTCGCTTTTCAGGATGGTCTGGATCTGGCGGCGGGTCAGCGGGTTGTCCACCTTCTGGAAGTACGTCAGGATGAACGTGCTCTGGTACCAGTTGAAGAATCGGCGGATGGCGTCCTGGCAATCCTTGGGGTCGGTGTTCGAGGGATACGCGCTCATGCGCCCGCCCCACGACTTCATGCCGCCGTCCCAATTCACGGCGGTGTAGATGCCCTCTCCGTTCAGGTAGTTGCACTTGTCGAGGCCGAGGAAGAGTTCCTTCCAGCCGCCCTCTTTTTCGTCGGGATAGCCGATGCTGGTAATCTCCAGCCGCTTGTTGGACGGGCTGGCGTAGGGGACGCCCTCCCGGTCGGCGTCGGTCTGCGAGATGAGCCCGGTGAGATGCGTGGCGAGGCCGAACACGCGGTCCCCGAGCTTCACCTTGGGCCAGCACACGATCAGCAGCTCGTCCGAGAGGTTGTTGTTCTGCTTGTAGGCGGGGACGTCCGTGTACTTCTTGACCCCGTGCTCGCCTTCGGTCGGGATGTCCGCGAGGGCCACGGCCTTGAACAGCCCGTTGATGCCGTCCGCCTTCGCCGCCATGACCACGGCCACGGCGGGGTCTTCGGAAAAGCGCGGGGCAAGGATGCTGCCCGGCACGAGCCGGAACTGCGGGAACACGGAATCGATCAGCTCCAGCCCTTCCGATTCCCCCGTGGATTCGTTGATGCCGCCGATGACGTCCGTGCTGTCCACCAGCGACACGTCCGCATAGTCGTACCCGGCTGTCACGTTCGCTTCGGCGGGAAGGCTCCCGCCCTCGATGCGGGACAGTTCTCCGGAGATCGGGTCCAGCGTGTAGTCGGTGCCTTCGACGTAGGTTGTGGAGCTTTCCGCGTTTTTCAGCACCAGCCTGGAAACGGAGCCGTGCTTGAGCGAAGCCGCGCCTTTGGCGTCGAAGCTCACGGCCTCGCTGCTGACGCTCGTTTTGTGGACGGCGGGATCGAAGACGTTGCACACCACCAGCGGCGCGCCCCGGTAGAGCGCGAAGTGGCTGTACGCAAGCTCCTGCAAGCTGTATTTGTTGAAGTTCTCCTCGTCCCACCCCATTTCGGAGACGAACTCGTCATACGAATAATACATGCGCAGCCGGTTCACGTAGCGGGGCTTGTCCGCAGCAAGGCGGTCAACCGCCGCCGTGCCGACCGCGAAGACCACATTGCTGTCCACGGAACGGGCCGGGAGGATGCTCGTGGGCAGTTCGCTGGTGTAAACGCCGTGTCTGAATGCCATACCCTACTCCTTGGCCTTCCGAGCCTTGCGGCTGGCCTCGTTGATGGTTTTGAAAAGCCGCTGCATACCGCTGCCTTCCTTGCGGAGCTGGCAACGGGTTTCGGCAAGCTCCTCCACAGGCACGAACAGCTTTTTCAGATCCGGGTTGGCCTCAATGACGGCGGCAAGCTGCGGAAACGGTTCGCCACGCAGGACGGCGCTTGTCCGCAGGGGAAGGCCGAACGGCCTGTCCGGGCCGACATAAACGGTCAACGCCTGCTTCCGGCGGGCAACCAGCTCCGGGGACGGGCTTTCCGCCCTCGCAGGCGATTTGCGGGCTGTTTTGGGGGATTCCTGCTCACTCATAGGTGTGTTCCTTCAAAGTGCCGCCCAACGGGGTGGACGGGATAATATACTGGTATTCCGGGAAAACAGTCGCCATATGGTACTCCATCCACTGTTTTTCAGGGTCGGGGATGGACGCTTTGAGGGGAAGCTCCAACTGGAACTTTTTGGCGACAACCCGATTCCGGCGCAGGACGGCCCGCGTCCAGTCGAGCAGTTCCGCGAGGATCAGGCCGGCCTGCTCCTGGCTCTCCGGCGCGTACATGCCGAGCACCAGCGCCAGCGTTTCCCGGCCTTCCGCACCGATGTAGCCATCCACGCCTTCGTTGATGTCGCCGCTGACCCACCGGACGCAGATGAACGGGTACGTCCTTCTCCCCTGCTCGTCGGGCAAACCGTGAAGGAACACTTGAAGGTCTTCACAGGAACCGTCAGGAGTGGGGAAAGGGTACTCTTTCATGGCCTCGGTCAGCATTTCCTTGACCGCCAACAATAACTCTCTGCTTCTCATCGTATTTTTCCCGATGCGGCCAGTTTGCCGATCTGAAAGTTGACCTCGTGTTGCAGACGGCGGGGAAAAACCTCGGACGCCTTGTCCACGATCTGCTGCTGGTTTTCCTTCTTGAGCAACGACTGGATGGGCGACGCGCCGAACAGCATTTTCACCCCTTTCCAGACAAGCCCTTCCGCCCCCTTGCGGCCTTTTTTGTGGAAGTTGTTCACGCCTTTCTTGCGCATGAACACGCCGTAGCCGCCGAAATCGATCCCCCGCAGCTTCTTCATGATGAAGGGCTTCGAGTAGCCGGGTTCCTGATAGACCTTCCGCGTACCGCCTTGCCGGATCTGCGCCGAAACGCCCGCCGGGGGCTTGGTTCCGGGGAACTTCGGCTCGGGGCGGAAGTGGTACTGGGAGATGCCGCGCCGCCCGGAAATGTAGAGGCAAGCCTTCGTTGTGCCCCTTTGCGCCTTCTTCAAGTAGAGCTGGTCGAAGAGCCTTCCCGGAGGCACGTAGACATAGGCCCGCCGCGCAATGCGGATCGCCTCGGCACGCATGGCGTTCAACGTGCGGTTGATGGCCCGTGAAACGGCGCTCTCGCACTCCTTCGGCATGTGCTGGAGCGGGGCTGTGAGCGCCCGGATCGTCTCGTCCATGTTGGGGATGTCGAGCCGGATCATGCCGCCTCCCTGTACAGCCGGATGGTCCGCAGCGCTTCGCGGTCGGCTGTGGCCACGAACCAGCGTTCCCCGTTGAACGTCACGCTCGTGCCGGGGTACAGCTCGTCCGGGAAGTCGGACAGGGCCACGAGCAGCACCACAAGCTTGTGGGAAACGCCGGGCCTGTCGTCCGCTTCGGGCCATGCCATTTCCGGCCTGTCCACCACGGCGTCGAGCGTTTTGCCCTCCAGCGTGACGGATTCGCCGAACTCGGCGGGGGTCAGGAACACGGAGTGGATTTCCTGCTCCAGGATCTCCTTGAAGAAGCTCTGGTTCATGAATGCCCTCCCCGCTCCTGCAACAGCGCCTCGGTCCGGGCCATGCGTTCGCTGAGGCCCTGCATGGCGTCTTCGTAGTCGTCCAACCGTTCATGGACACGCGCTACCGTCAGGCGGCAATCATCAATGTGGACGAGCTTCACCCGGTGTTTGTTCAACTCGGACAAATCGGATGAAACGCCCCGGACTTCCTCCCTGAGCGTGAGAAAGACATAGACGACGAGCGAAATGAGCAGCACAAGCAATGTACCGATGATGCCCATCGAATAGGCCAGCAGCGTTTCCGTGGTCAGCGGCATAGTTCCTCCGCGTGTTCAATCCAGAGCAGCAGCTCCGCGCCCTCGTTTGCCGGAAGATGAATCCATTCACCCTCCACCTGTTTCCAACGCCCGCCCTCTTCGTAGGCCCACGCCTCAGTGATGATCGCCCCCGGCGTCATCGGTGCGGGAGGCACGCTTGTCAGCGCCCCCGAACTTCCGCAGCCATGCAGAGCCGCCGTCAGAGCGCACAGCGCCCACACGGGAACGGCGGCGGTATTCCCGAAAACCTTCAAGAACCAGTTGAAGGATGCGGACGAGGGCCGACCATGCATCACTTGCCGCCATTGCCCGCGTCGTCGGCGTTTTTGGCTTTGCCCTTGTTGCAGCCGATCCAGTTCAGCAGCTCGTAGACAATCCGGTACAACATGCCCGACTGTTCCGTGGGCGCGGGCATGAACGCGCAGATGAACGCGCAAACGCCGGAAACGGCGGCCATGCCCAACGCGACGATGCCGGACTGAGAATCCATCAATGTAGCGAAATCCATCAGAAGACCTCCTGCCCGGGGTCATAGGTGCGCGTCGGCCAGCCGCCCACGCAGAATTTCCGCAGCGGGAGGCGGTTCGCCGCGCTGTTTACGTAATGCGCGCCCTGCATACAGTTCATGAGATGCACGATGCGCCGGGCGTCGTTCCGGGAAAGGACGATGGAAAGGGCCGAAAGCGTCTTCGGGCCGACGACGCCGTCCGTCTGGAGATCGTCGAACAGGCGCGCGCCGTCTGCGCTGCCGTCCTTCCGCCAGTTGAAGGCGTTGCAGAGCCGTTGCAGGTAACGCCCCATGCCCGCCTTGCCGAGGTTCACGGCCTGCTCGAACAGCTCGTCGGCCACGATCTGGTCGAACCGTTCGAGCCCGAGCTTGTCCCACCACTCTTTCTTGTACCAACCCTTGACGCACCCCGTGAGGCTCGGAATCCCCATAAGGTGCGCGGAGAAGGCGGCCTTGCCCTTCTTGTAGGAGGGATGGCTCTTTTCCCGGTCGATGACGGGCCAGATCGGTTCGTTGGGGAAGAAGTTGCGGGCGCACCCGCGGAACGTCTCCCCGCCCTTGTCGCCGGAGTCGTGCGTCCAGCCGCCTTCCCACTTGGCGACGGGCGCGTAGGCGAGATTGAAATCAGCCATGACTACGCCGCCTTGAAGGTCAGCTCGACCAGCGCTTCGGGGTAGGTGCAGAGCGTGAGCGGGTTGGACTGGACTTCCAGATCAAAACCGCGTCCCTTGGGCTTCTCGTCCATGCGGGCGTAATATTCGAGGCCGATGGTATTGACCGTCTCCATCCAGTCGGCGGGCGCGTGGTACTGCTTGAAGATGCCGGGGCCGACCGGGTAGACGTGCCCCTTCTTGGCCGCCACCATCGTCTGGCCGCCCACCACGTCGGAACGCTCCACAAATGTCAGGCCGCCATAGGGGAAGCCGCGCTTGCGGTAGTCGTTGTTGCCAAAATTCTCCCGATTGGAGAGCCATCTTTCAAAATACTCCCGCACCAGCTTGTGGGACGTCAGCATGTCGTAGGCGTCCGAGCCGATGATGCACTCGATATGATCGAACGGCGTGCCGCCCATCGCGGCCTCGACATGCCGCTTGGCCTTGAGGATGCTCGTCAAAATGGGGTTTGCATCGTCGGCGGCCGTCTTGGGGAACGAAATGTCCAGCGTCTTCTTTGTAGCGCCGAACGTATTGAAGATGTCGTGCAGGACGGTGGTGCCGTCAGCATCGAGCACCACGCCTTTGATGGCTCCGAGCCGATGGAACTCCATCGTCGCCGCCAAGTTGTCCTTCAACTGCTGCATCTTGTCGTTGTAGACTGCGGCAACAGAGATCGGCTCGGTGGAGCCGAACGCCCGCACGTCCTGAAGGTCTTCGGGCGCCAACGTGTCCATCTGCGCCAGATGCGCGCAGGAGAGGTGCTTCCACTCCCGCTTGGCCCCGCGTCCGGCAAGGCTCTCAGGGGCGGTATTGCGCTCCGAGTCCCCGATCAGCACGATGCGGCCTTTCCTGATGTCGAGGGAAACGGTCGTGGTCTTCACGCCCTTCACCTCGAACAACGGCTTGAAAAAGAAGGGACGCGCGGGCAGTTTGTTGACCGCCGCGGTCATTTCGGTGCAGTCGAACACCGTGGGATAGTTCTGTATGGGCATGGGTTACTCCTTGATGACGATGCCGAGATCGGACAGGGCCAGCTTCGCATCGGCCTGCAACGTAGTGACGCTGGCGTCGAACTTGAGGGCCGCGCCGTTCAGGATGGCCCCACGCCGGATGACGATGCCCGGCTGTGCGGACTCGCTGGCTTTGACAGCGCCGATGAGCACGGCGACGGGCGCGCCGCCCAACTTCTGGGCGCTCTCGACCGTGGATTCCGTCAGCGGCTTGTATTCCCCGGCTTCGCGCATCAGCACCATGCCGAACGGAAGATCCGCTTCCGAAGCCGCCAGCGTCACAACCTCGCGGCTCCACTCGTAGTTCAGCTCATGCAGGACAAGCTCGGAAAAGTCCGGCCCCATGACTTCGGTATTGACGATGATCTTGGACATGATGTCTCCTTACTTCGCTACTTCGGCGCGACGTTCGGCGTCCGCCAGCAGCGGGCTTTTCGTAGTTGCCGTGGGAACCGTCCCCGGCGAGGCTGCTACGGGATTCTGGTGGACATTCTGGATTCCGGCGAGGATGCCCGCACGGGTTTTCGCCTCGGCATTCTCATGCACGGGCGCTTCGGCCTTCGCCAGCAACGGTGCTACGGTGGCGATCTGCTCGGCGCTCATCCCGGTGGCCCGGAGGGTGTTCAGCGTCGTCTCGACGCGGGACGCCGTCTCATCGCCCGCCACGGCCTTCACCACGGCAAGCGCGCCGGCCACGGCATCAGCCGCCGCCTTGTCCATGTTCGCCTTGTTCTCGGCCTCCGCTTTCAGCCTGCCTTCGGCCAGCAGCGCGTCCACCAGTTCCGGGGACTGCGCGGCGAGTTCTTCTCTGGTCATCTGTGCCTCCACAGCGAGTTTGCGGATCGCGGCGTCGCGATCCCTGACAATATCGGTGACAAGGCCAAGTTCCCGCGCGGGCTGCGCCAGCAGAAGCTGCGCCTCGCCCCACAGTTGCGGGTCAGCCGTCAGCCCCATGTGACGGCCCACATCGGCCTTGAAAATCTGGTGCAGGGTGTTGATCCGTTCCTGAAAATACCGGCGTTCCTCGTCGGTCAGCTCGCCGCCCTGTCCGGCCGCCTTCCACTTGCCGCCCGTGATGGTCACGGTGGAAATGCCCCATTTCTCTTCCAGCTTCGCGTAGTTGGTGATCGTCATGATCACCCCGATGCTGCCGACCGTGGCGGTCAGGGGCGCGTAGACCGTGCCCGTGGCCGACGCCAGCCAGTACGCGGCGGACGTGCACAGGCCGTTGGCGTAGGCGGCGCAATGCTTCTTCGTCCGGGCCTCGGCTATGGCGTCGGCAAGCTCCTTCGTGCCCGCCACGACGCCGCCCGGACTGGTGATGTCGAACAGGATGGCGCGGGCGGAGGGGTCGGCAAGCGCGGCCTTCAACGACGACGCCACGGCATCCTGCCCCACCCCGTACCAGCCCTGTTCCCTGACGATTGGCCCGGTTACCGGGATGACGGCGACACCGCCGACAAGCTCATAGCCACGCGCCTTCCGCTCCGGGAATCCTTCAACCAGCGCTTGAGGGTTCGACTTTGCCGAGGCCAGATCGGACAGCACCTGTTCCGCCATTTCAAAGGGCAACGCCCACAACTCATTCATCTTCTTCTCCCGTTTCCTCTTCGGGGGCCTCACTTCCCGGCTTTTCGTCGCCCTCCGGGGCCGTGTCCTTGCCCGGCTTGCCGGGCTTGGTGCTCAGGCTCAGGGGGCCGAGCAGCGCCAGCAGAGGAGACTCCTCCAGCATCCGGGCGTAGCCCTCGTCGAAGTCCCTGCCCGTTTCGGCCCATGCCTCGCCGTAGGTCATGAGGCGGTTTTGCAGCGCGAGGATGGTGGCCGTGATCTCCTTCACCGGGTCCACGAACCCGCGCGAGGGGCCGATCCAGTCCACGTTGCACCAGAATTTGCGGGCCTCGTAGAAGCCGGGCGCGCCTTTCGGAAGCTCGAACATGCCCCGAAGGAATGCCTCCTCTATGACCATCTCGTAGACGGGCTGGCAGTAAAGCCGCCCGAACCAGTTGCGGTAAAAGCTGTAGAGCTTCCACGCCTCGTTGAGCGCGGCGCGGGCGCTGGAATAGTTGGTCTTGGAAAAGTCTTTCGTCAGCGATTCGTAGGGGATGCCCACGGAGGCCGCCGTCGCCCGGAGCACGATCTCAACGAACGCGGAGAAGTTGGCCGAGGGGCGCTTCGATTCCAGCACGTACGGCTTTTCGTTTTCGTTGCCGTAGAGGACTTGGCCGGGGCTGAGGTCTTGGACAAGCTGGCGTTCCCGGCGTTCGCCGTCGCCTTCCCGCCCCTCCGTCACATAGTCGGGGAGCTGCACCCCGCCGTTTTCCAGCGCGACGAAGACGGGGAACGACGCGGCAATGACCTGCGCGAACAGCTCGTAGCTGATGGCGTCGGACAGGTTGCGGAACAGCTCGATGCCCTTGGAGAACGCCGAAACGCCGCGCACCTGCTCGTCCGTCTCGTGCCGGAACAGGTGGAACACCCCCGGACGGTGGCCGACGCGGGCCGGGACATAGGTGAAGTCCGCCGCCAGCAGAGCGCTCCGCTCCACGGACACGAAGGATGACTGGGGCGAAGCCTTGGGCGTCGCCAGCCAGTACCCTTCCGGCCTGCCGTACTCGGACAGGCGGACGCCGTCGCGGATGAGCGGTTCGCCCTGCTGGTCGCTCGGCGTCATCAGGCGGGCCGGGGAAAGCGTCTGGAGCGCGAACGAGAACGCCCGGTTCTGCCGTTCCCGCTCTTTTTCGTTGAGCATGACCGCCAGATGCAACATCTCGCCCAAGCTCAACATCGTCCGGAGGCCGAGGTTCTGGAGGTCGACGAAGTGGCATTGCCCGCGAACGTCGGCTTCGGACGTCCAGAGCGCAAAGGCCCATTCCATCCGTTTGCCGAGTTCGCGGGCGCTCTCGGAGGAAATGCCGAGCATGTCGGCGGGGATGCTCGCCTTCGGGACAAGGCCCGTCCCAATGGCGTTGCCCGAAATGGCCTCCACCGCCGAATGCGCCGCCCAATCGTTGGCGGCGAGGTCGGCGGCACGGCGCTGCATGACGTCGCGTTCGCGGGATTCCCCTTCCGGGGAATGCACCTGCGGCCCGCGCCAGCCCGAGATGGAGCCGCGATAGGCCCCGGCGTCGCGGGAGGCACGGGCGGTCATGCGCGAAGTGGACACGGGAGGGAGGGGATGCCCGAACTGATCAAGCAGTGCCATGCCTTACCTCCTCACCCTTGCGAGTACGATAGTGGGGCCGCGACGCCCGGTGTCGAGCGCCGCAAG